GCATTACGAGAACCAGCACCTAAGTCACGCTGTTGATTATAGAACTGATCTGCTAGTTGGTTATAGTCGCCACCAGCAGCACCAAAGGCTTGACTACCTAACCCCATCATCTGGTTTTGCTGTGCTTGATAACGAGGGTCTAGTGTAAATGACGCTTGACCATCGTTAAAAGAAGAAGTACCTAAGCCAGAAGTCTCTCCGTATGGTTTATACTGACCACCTTCGTAAGCCTTGTTAGCTGCATCCTGCTGTAGTTTTGATGCGTCCCTAGATCCAGCGGCTGCTGCATTAGATCCAGCACCTCCGAATAATCCTGAAATTAATGATGGAGCAACTGAACTAACTATTGATCCTAATATTGGGCCCATATTCTTGTTCCTTACTTTAAATTTGTTACTAAACTAGATAAATTATTGTGGCCCATTACTATATGTAACAGAGTGACCAGAGGGGTTATAAAGTAGAGAGCCAGAGCTACCACCTGAACCCCCAGCGGAAGCAAAAGATCCTGTACCTGAAGCACCAGCGCCTCCGTTGAGTGTCCCATTAGGGGAAACTGATGCACCATAAGCTCCTGCACTACCAGCACCTTCACTGTGAGCAGAACCTGCTCCACCAGCACCACCAGCAGTAATACCAGCATTGGCACCTACTGAACCTAACCGCCCTTGACTTCCTGATCCTCGTGCACCTCCTAATCCAAAAGGAGCACCACCACCGCCACCGCCACCACCTGCGTAATAGTTAGCGTAGCTAGGAAATCCTGAACTACCTCCACCAGAGCCGCCTCCACCTCCAGCTCCACCGCCTGCTGAAAGGTAGTCTCCACTTATTCTATAAATATACAAAGGACATTCAACGTGTATAGTATCGCCACCATTACCACCAGCCACTCCTGCTGGGCCAGCATTTCCTCCTGCTCCTGATAGACCACCTCTACCACCATTACCACCACGACCTAGAATTTTACCTCTGTTCTCAATGATAAGATTACCTCCATAACCTGTACCAGTTTTAATGGCATAATTAGAGGTACTGGATGCAATAATAATAGCATCTGCTGGGATAATAACTCTTACGTTTAAACTTTTATCAAGGCTTAAGTTATCAAAATCTTGATCGGTAAAAGTACCAGCACCATAAGTATGAACATACTCATATTCGTAAGTGGTCTTCCATACTCCACCTACTTTAGCATACACTTTAAGGACACGCTTCCATACCCCACCTACCTTAGCTTTAGGATGCGAATCTACCCATGAACCTGATACTTTAGATTTAATACTCAAACCAAATATCCCCGTTCGCACCTTCTGATGAAGGAGCATCATTATCAATAAATAAGGTACGTCCTGTTAAATTTGTAGAAGCCCCATCAATTTTAACTCCTGCAATTCCTGAAGTGACTACAGGTATTGCAGCAATTGCTGTACCAACAAACGCAGTAGAAGCCGCCTGTACTGAGTTCGTTCCCGAAGCTGCTGTAGGAACTGCGGGAATACCAGTTAAAACTGTATTGTTAATGTTAGCTTTAGTGGCTATCGCAACTGATATTGCATTAAATTCATCGTCTATCTCTGCACCTTTAACTCGCTTGAGGGCGTTACCTGCAGGTAAGCTATCTTTAGTAGCAAAGTTTGTGGACTTTGTATAATTACTCATTATGAAACCCTACCTTGTTTAATATATAAATCAAATTTCTGAATAGAAACTTCATTTCCACTTATCTCTGTCTCGAAGCCTAGCTGAATAACTGAGCCACTCCCTCCAAGAGCTAGTTTAATTTTATCTGTACTACCACCACCTGTAAACTCTCCTATGTTATACTCAGCAGTGTTATACTCAGATAGAGCCGTTTGTTTAACTACAGCATTATAAGATCTGTACTCATCCGAGTAATCTACACCTGACTTAATGGTGAATGCTTGACCACTTCCTCCAATTAATGTAATACCTACAGTCTTTAATATCTTAGTTGTTGTTGGTTGATCAAAGTCAAAGTAGTTAGTATAGTAGAGCATTCGATAAGGGACACCATCATCTAGGTAGCCATCGTACTCAGCTATGCCTGTAGTCTGTCCAAAGAATAGACGACCATCAACTGTATTAACCATTCCTTTATGAGTTAACCCTGCCCACTTAGTAACTCTAGAAGCTCCGTTCTCTAACTTACCTCTCATATCAAAGCAGTACATTGCCTGACTAGTAGGGAAACTAAGAAGGTAGAAAGCATGTTGAGGGGAGTAAACACTTTTAATATTATCAATAGGTTCAGTAGCAAGAATCTCAGAAACTTCATCACGGACATTAATAGACACATCGCCTATTGGAGTAGACTTCTCTTGTATTACCCTACTCAAGGAACGAACACCTGAGTTAGATAAAAATAGAATATCAGTACCTGTGTTCTGAACCGAGTCACGAGCTATGCAGCCCACTCCTTCAATTACTTCCACTAAACGTAAGGTCGATGGTGTCAGGTAGTTGTTGTTAGCATCAGTGTCTCCATAAATAACAATACAGTTCTTACAGAATATTATTAAGAATCCGTTAAATGCACCAAGAGCTACAATTGAATCTCCACCCTTAGTCCATACCTTTGATATATCTAGAGAACCACTAGCACCATCTACTCCACTCCATTTAATTCCTCCTCCATTATTAGTAACCAAGTCGGAGAAGTGTACAGTATGGTTGTCACCTATAATGTCTGCTGCATATAATCTACCATAAGCAGACAAGACACAGTTTGCTTGAGGAGGTACACCAGATGCGTTTGTGTGATCTCTTACTCTTTGTAAGGAACCGCCTGACTGCTGAACCAATGGATCATGTCCACGTTGGAACAAGTAAGCACGATCACTTAACGTAACACCCTGCCAGTTGTTAGCAGTAATAGTAATGTTAGCAACTGGAGTTCTTTCTGTAAGAGTAGCCAAGCCTGTGTAGACCTTGTTATCACCCCATGATATATAAGTAGAAACTCCTGAGTTGTTTATAAACTCATGTATTCCCTTAAGGTTAACAACAGTACTAGCTGTTGTACGATCTATCCAACCCTGCCTAGAGCCAAGACGACCAGACTTATCTATTACACAGTTTGTGGCTTGTAAGGCAAAACCACTAGCTAAAGTAATACTACTTTCCTGTGTATTTAAACCATAAAATCCTGGGGCTGCTATAGATGTTGAGAGTAGTTGTGCCATTAGCTAGTCCAAATAAGTTCTTCAGGATGTTTGTTTGCATCTAATTGAATAGCATCATTCAATGCTTTATTAGCTACCATGTATGCTGTATTACCCATCTGTCCATTATCCTCACCACGTTCTTCAACTGCCTTAGCATAAGCCAACATGACAACTGGGTTTGCAGGGACATTAAAGTTATCAGCATCAGCTTCAAGATCTAGTGTACGAGCTACTACGTTAAATCGTATTGTATAAACCCCATCTGGTTTAGGGAACAAGTCAACTTTTGTATCACCATCAGAACTCACACCATTGAATGAATAATAAGTAGGTGCTCCAGTAGCAGGTGCTGATGAAAGGTATTGAGTATCAAACCAACGAGCTGTTTGGTAAGTGAGGAAAGAATAAGTACTTGCATTTGTAACACTTAGAACATTAATATCATTCTGTGTTCCATTCAACTCGTAGTTAAACACACCAGCAGAAGTAACAAGAGTAAGAGTGGTTCGTAATGCTGACCAATTCCACGATTCTTCTACTTCACGTTTAGAATCATTAATAAATAAACCAATGAGTTGACTGTACTCAGTATCAGTGATTGCCTCAACTGGCCTTTCTCGTAAACGCTGTAGAACTTTGTTAACTGCTACTAAATAATTCATATATTTATACCATATTTTTGTTGAAAAGTCAAGAGTTATTTTCTTGCTACAATAGACTGCCCGAAGTACATACCAACTACTGCCATGATTGCATGAGGCAACCACTCAGGAGTAACCATCCCTTCTAAAGTTTTCCACTCAGTAACTGTATTAGTAAAATCTAAGAATAGAAACTTAAATCCAGAAGTAACTTCAACAGGCACCACTGTAGGGAGATCTAATAGAGGAGCAGTTAATATAAAAGCTGCCATCCCCATAAAAGAAACTACTAAGAATCTCCTGATCCACTGGGCATTAGGGTTCTGATAGGCACGAGCATTAGCTACACTATCCTCAGAGGCCGAGAATCGCTGTATGAGAGCTTTCTGCTGGTCAGCCTTATCAGACTGTGCCTGTGACCACATCTTCATTACAGCGCCTCCTAGGACGCTTAGAATCATTGTGATCATTTCCATTGGTAGTCCAAACATATACCCTCCTTTAAATTTCCCTAGGAAACTTTCTTCTTATGTACCAATACTTTACTAGAGGCAGTGTGTTTAGCGCCTGTCATAACTCTACCTGACGTATGCTTATGAGTCTTACCTTTGTATTCAGTACCATTCTTTAAATAATGCTTAACACCTTTCATACCTAGTACCCTCTCTTCTTAACTGTTTTCTTAACTGGCTTCTTTGCTGTCTTAGCAGCAGCCTTGAAATCTTTAGCAGTTGGTGCGCCTTTGTCACCTGCTTTCTTCATGGTCTTGCCACTCTTTCTTTTAGCGTGTATGTTTGAATATAAACCCATTGTAACCTCTTGTTAAATTGCTAGTGGTGTCTGTATACAGAACAGTACAGTAGTCTTATCTACCTGCTCTCTAACAGTTACATAGTTTAGCATAGGGTTTATTTGAAGATTAAACCCACCTATCTTAGATACTTCAAGTAGTTCCATCCTGCACTCTTTAAGAGTTGAAAAGCTTTTCACTACTACGGGTATACTAGGCGCTCCGCTTGATAGCATCACAGCTACAGCCATTGAGTAAACTACCATTTTACTTTATCAGACCAGTAAGCTGCACTGGTTTTACCCTTTGCAATGTTCTTAGCATGTCGTGATTTAAAAGATTTACGTTTAGCTTTCATTGCCTCAGACTCACCAGCTTTAGGATTACCTGCTGTACTAGCTCCTTTCTCACCAAAGCGGATCATTCGATCTTTACCATCATCCTTGATAAGAACTACATGAGACTTCTTCCCTTTAGCAGAAGCTTTAGGTTTATTGTATCCTGCAAAAGTCTCACCTCTATACTGTATAGACATCTTAACCTCTCATCATAAACGCCAACCCTGTTACCAGAGCAGCTATTAATAATCGAACGAACCACTCATTGGCCCCACTAGACTTGACCACCACTGCTAACTTAACAGCATGATCATCGATAGCTTCACTATGTCTATTCAATCTATTATCTTGAGTAGAGTTGTGGTTTAATATTCCATCAATCTTTGTATCTATTTCAACAAGTTTAACCATTGCATCAGCTAACTTATCAATCTTAGTTTCTAACCTGTCAAACCTATCCTTAGATTCCATATTATTCTCTTATTCATTACTCAGAAACTACCCAAGGCATACCCACGGCAGATACAGGAGTCGCTAGCAAGGCAACACGCTCTGCCAAGGCAGTTTCAATGTCAGCTTTAGCGACCTTGCCGTGTACCCAATCAAGCACTGTGGCTTCACTTAATGAGTCGTATGCAGAGCTAGATGGGCTAGTTTCTTTGTCAAAAGATACAGTTCCAAAAGCGCCTTGTGAATGGTCGCCATCTACAGCATCAACGCCATAATGTACTGTTGTAACGTAATCGTCTGCTACGTCACGTTCTAGCTGGTTAACTTTCCAAGTGTATAAAATAGCCATTAGATTTCTTCCTGTGCTGCTAAGTGAGCTGTGTAAGCATCTTTGATTGATTGGGTAGTAGCATCAACAACAGCTTGAGCTGCTTCACGTTCTGCTACATCAGTAGTGATTAATGGGTTAGTAACTGTCTCAGTAGTCGCTTCACCATCCATATCGTAGGTGGTTAGATCAACTGTAGGCTCTACGGCTTCAATGAACTGCTTGGTCACTACTGACTCAAGTACATCGTCCATCTCCATAGTCTCTTCGTTATAGGTCTGCTCACCTGTAGCCTGCATTTCAGTTAACTCAGCTTGACCATCAGCTACTACATACTGAGCTAGTCGTGAGACTGCTGTTACATAGACAACAGACTGAGTATTGAATAAGTTAGTCGCTCGGTTGGTGTCAGTGTCTAAAGCTACACTAGCCATGTAAGTGTCAAACTTACCATCAGCTTTACGCATAGACCGCTCACGTTTCCATGAGGGCCACAATAGATCAATGTTAGCTTGTGTACGCTTAGACAATTGACTGTCACTTAAAGGCATATCACCTTGTGCTACAAAGATAGTCATAGTCGTACTCCAATAACACCAACATCGTTTAGGTTAGTAGGGGCTGTGTTGAAGGTTACAACATAAGCACCATCTACTTGGCTAGCCACATACTCATCACCAGAACCTTCTTTCTGTAAGGCTCCTGCATTGAACACATGGTTAGGCTTCCAACCAAGAGGCAGTGTAAAGGCAACTAATGTGCCGTTACCTACGAACCAGAACTGCTGCTCTTGGTACTTAACATTAGCCCTAACTGCTGCCAACTCTTCCCGTAGATTCAAGGAAGGTTTACTTATTAATACAGTCATAATTA